TCTGAACAAGATGCTCTGAGTCCCAGTGCTCTTGAATCTTGTTACGAATGGTACACTTCTGGACCTAGACAGCGTTTACAACCTGGTGGTGCCATTATATTGGTAATGACAAGGTGGAGTTCTATAGATCTTACTGCAAAACTATTAGACGCACAAAAAGAAGAAGCTGCAGATCAGTGGGAAATTGTGGAGTTTCCTGCGATATTTCCAGAAACAAACAATGCATTGTGGCCTGAGTTCTGGGAGTTAGATGAATTAAACAAGGTTAAAGCCTCTTTGCCCGTGCAAAAATGGAACGCACAATGGATGCAAAACCCAACATCTGAAGAAGGTTCAATCATCAAACGTGAGTGGTGGAATGTTTGGGAACATGATGAGCTACCAGCCGTAAGTTATATAATCCAAAGCTATGATACTGCTTACTCCAAAAAAGAAAACTCTGACTATTCTGCTATATCTACATGGGGTGTGTTTCAACCAACTCCAGACTCGCCTGATTGTTTAATTTTGCTTGATGCTCAAAAAGGTCGTTGGGACTTTCCTGAACTAAAACGCATAGCTTACAACGAATACAAATACTGGGAACCAGATATGACATTGATTGAAGCAAAAGCATCTGGTACGCCACTTACTCATGAATTACGCAGGCTTGGTATTCCTGTAGTAAATTATTCTCCTACTAGAGGACATGATAAAACTACAAGGATGCACTCAGTAGCACCTATATTTGAATCTGATCTTGTCTATGCACCAAATCGTAAGTTTGCAGATGAAATGATAGAAGAGTGTGCAGCTTTTCCTTTTGGAAAAAATGATGATTTATGTGATACTATGACTCAAGCTCTCATGAGATTTAGAGAGGGTGGTTTAGTATCGCTTGACGATGACTATTCAGATCAGGAGAAAGCACCAGTTAGAAGGGTATATTATTAATGGCAATAGAAAAAGACATCAACCCAACCGTACTTAACGAGGAAAACCAAATACCATTAGGCGATGAAGGCATGCAAGTTGCACTTGATGCTATTGAAGATGCAAGAGAAGAAGATTTCATCATGCAAGACGATGGCAGTGCTATTTTAGAATCAAGTATGCAAGAACAAATTGACACAGGGTTTGATGAAAATCTAGCCGAGTCAATGAGTGAGCAAGATCTCAATCGGATTGCTAATGAACTTGTAGATGGTATTGAGAAAGATAAATCATCTAGAGAAGATTGGGAGCGAACATATACTGATGGCTTGAAATACTTAGGTATGAAGTTTGATGACGAAAGATCTGAGCCTTTTGAAGGTGCCTCTGGAGTTATACATCCTTTACTTGGTGAGGCAGTAACAACTTTCCAAGCACAGGCTTACAAAGAACTATTACCCTCTGGCGGACCAGTCAAGACTCAGATTATCGGTGCCTATGATTCTGCCGTAGAAGAACAAGCACAAAGAGTCAAAGAATTTATGAACTACCAGATAACTCATGTTATGGAAGAGTTTGACGAAGAGTTAGACCAAATGCTGTTCTATTTGCCTTTAGCTGGATCAGCGTTTAAAAAAATATACTATGACGAGGGATTAGGTAGGGCAGTTTCTAAGTTTGTTGCTCCAGAAGATTTGATTGTTCCGTACTTCACTACAGATTTAGAAACATGTCCTCGTATCACAAATGTGGTAAAAATGCCTGAAAACGAGGTCAAAAAACTACAAGCATTAGGTTTTTATCGCAAAATAGACATTCAAACAGGCGATGATGCCGATATGTATTCAGATGCTAAAGAAGAAATTAACAAGCTCACAGGTATGGAGCCAAGCTATGATACAGGCGAAGTATCAATATTATATGAAGTACACTGTAATTTAGAGATAGACGGCTTTGAAGACGTAAACGAAGATGGCGAACTAACAGGTGTAAAGCTACCTTACATAGTTACTATAGACGCAAACTCAAACGACATATTGTCTATTCGTAGAAACTATAGACAAGATGATGTCTTAAAAAACAAAATAGAATATTTTGTACATTTTAAGTTTTTACCAGGTCTAGGTTTTTATGGCTTTGGTTTAACACACATGATTGGTGGTTTGTCCAAAGCTTCTACATCAATATTAAGACAGCTCATTGACGCTGGTACACTTGCTAACTTACCTGCTGGTTTTAAAACACGTGGTATAAGAATCAGAGACGAAGATACACCAATACAGCCAGGAGAGTTTAGAGATGTGGATGCTCCTGGTGGATCTTTGAGAGAATCAATACAACCCTTACCATTCAAAGAACCGAGTGGCACACTGTTAAATTTATTAGGTATATTAGTAGATGGTGGTAAAAAGTTTGCCTCAATCGCTGAAATAAATACAGGCCAGGGTAATCCAAATGCACCTGTAGGTACAACATTAGCATTGCTTGAAAGATCTACTAAAGTTTTATCAGCTATACATAAAAGACTACATAATTCCCAAAAGAAAGAGTTTCGTTTGCTAGCACAAGTATTCCAAGAATACTTACCACCAGAATATCCATATGCTATTGCAAATGGCAACGCTACTATAAAACTCTCTGATTTTGACGATAATATTGATATTTTTCCAATATCAAACCCTGATATATTTAGTCAATCACAGCGTATTGCTATGGCACAAGAAATGATGGCATTAGTGCAATCTAATCCACAAGTGCATGGTCCTAATGGTATCTATGAATCTTA